GCGCCGTTTGCGATTTTTGGCAGACAGGATATTTTAAGGCTGGCGTTGGAGATGGATGAGTTGTGGAAAAATGACTTGAAAGAAAAATATTACGACAGGCTTTTAAGGGATGGGCGGATCCCCAAGTGCTTTAAGATGCCGGAGACGATCATACCGGATATATATGGAGCGATTGAGCGGAAACCAGACGGTACATTATATACGACCAAGGCACAGCGTACTGGTTGCAGTATGTGTGGGTTTGGAATCCACATGGAGAAGCGTCCCCATCGGTTTGACTTGTTGTATGAAAGCAATCCAAAAGAGTGGGACTATCTGATGTTCCATCTCTGTAAGGATAAGGACGGGAATGATTATGGATGGGCGAAAGTCCTGGACTATATCGGCGTGGGATGGGATCCTACGACGATCGGGGACAACTGCAAAGGGCAGATGAGCATTGAAGATTTTATGAAATAAAAGTTTTTAAGATAGGTAGAAGGGCGGTCGGCAGTTGTGCTGACCATTGAGTTGCTTGTTTGAGTGGTTGGAATTTGTGTTGCCATAGAATTCTCCATTTCCGTACTAAAAGTACAAAGAGCAATTATTAAAGTTGCAATGAGTTTTATGACTGCCAACCGAATACCCTTCATCCCAACGGGATCACCCGCCTGCCTATCTCAAAGACAAGTATATTGTAAAACAGGGAAGATAAAAAAGCAAGAAAGGAGCCGAACCTCCGGCCGGGGTAACGATATATCGGGTTCCTTTTGAAAAAATGAAGAATAGTGAACTGAAAGAATATGTAAACAGTTTCCCAGACGATGCACCGGTAAGTATTATCTGTGCAAATCCAAGAAAAAGAAAGCTGTACAAGCTGGAAGATGTAATTTGGGTGACAGATCAAGGGCAGCCTTTGATTCTCATTGACATTGGAGAAGAATCGGATATGGATGCAGAAATGGTAGAAGCTTGTGAAGAATGCGAGCGAGATGCAGATGATCTGGAAGGACAGATGCAGATAGAGGATTTCCCGGAGGTGTGCGCCAGTTCGGTGCCAAATATATAACTGGTGGGAATCCAGTCTGGTAAGACTTAGCAAGTCGCCAGTACCGAGTCCTTGGAACGCCAAAGGCTAACAATGGTGTTTAAGCGTAGGGCAGGGAACAGGAACGCCGTAATGCGTAAGCGTGAAGTGATTGAGCTTCGTTAGAAATATCAATTGTGTGGGGTGGTCTGCTACCTCCTTGGGTCACCAACAAGGATTAGTCGTTAAAGCGAGACTATGAAAACACACCGGAGTCCTAGAGCATGGCATACCTGATATCGTTATATTTGACATACCTGGGAGACCTGGATGGTTCTGTACATGAGACAGTAGGGAATATCGACCAATGCAATGGTGAGTATGAACGAAGACCATCGAGGAGTCGGATTCGTCCATAGTACTGATGAAAGCAGTAATGACGCTGGAGGGAAGGGACGGACAATAAGTTGCTTTTGCAATCAAAACATAGAGAGCACAGGAGGCATAAAAATCTATGGAAAAAGAGAAAGCAGAAATAGCCAGTCTCGTAGAAAGATATGGCAGAGTTCAGTCGCTAATGAAATATGTCAACAGTGACACACTCAAAGAGTCCTACAACAAACAACCCAAAGGGAAAGCAGTAGGAGTGGATGGAATAACCAAGGAGCAATACGGAGAGAACTTAGAAGAAAACATAGAGAGTCTGCTTGTCAGAATGAAGAAGTTTTCCTATAAGCCATATCCCGTGCGCAGAGCCTATATCCCAAAAGGTAATGGCAAGATGCGAGGACTCGGTATTCCGTCATTTGAGGATAAAGTTGTTCAAGGTGTCTTTAAAGAGATACTGGAAGCGATTTACGAGCCTAAGTTCAAGGAGTTTTCATTTGGGTTTCGTCCAAACAGAAGTTGTCACGATGCCATTCAAAGAGTAAACAAACACATCATGGCAGACAAGGTCAATTACATTTTAGATGCAGACATCAAGGGATTCTTTGATAACCTAGACCATGAGTGGATGATAAAATTTCTTGAGCATGACATAGCAGATAAGAACTTCATCAGATATATCAAGAGATTTCTGATAGGGGGAGTTATGGAGGATGGTAAGCGACTGGATACAGAAGCTGGAACAGTACAGGGCGGTCTGATTTCGCCAGTGCTGGCAAATGTGTATCTGCACTATACCTTAGATACATGGTTTGATTATGTGAAAAAGCATGAGTTTAAGGGAGAAATGTACATGGTACGCTATGCAGATGATTTTGTATGTCTGTTCCAATACGAGAATGAAGCACAAAGGTTTTATCAGCTTCTGATAGAAAGACTGCGTAAATTCGGTCTTGAAATTGCAGAGGATAAAAGCAGAATTCTACCCTTTGGCAGATACAAGGGAACAAAGGAATCCTTTGACTTTCTCGGCTTTACACACTACAATGCGACAAGTCACTGGGGCAAGTACTGTGTACTGCATAGAACAAGCAGGAAGAAGCTGAAAATGAAAAGAGAAGCAGTCAAGAAATGGATATGGGAGCATATGCACGAAAGCATAGCCGATACCATAGAAGCGTTGAATGTGAAACTGACGGGGCATTACAGATACTATGGAATCTATGGGAACTACATAGGTTTGCAAAAGTATTACAAATATGTGAGACAGGAGTTATGGAAAAGCAAGAGACGCAGAGACCAAACGTATTGGCTGACGTGGAAGAAATATATGAATATCCTAAAGATACATCCGCTGGAGTATCCAAGGATATATCTGAAAAGTGCTTATTAGGTAAATGGCTTATTGAAGAGCCGTATGCCTTAATAGGGCACGTGCGGTTCTGTGAGGGGCTTTTGAGACTTGAACCTCTCATCGCAAAACAATATATGATGAAAGGATGTGAAAAAGTCGAGACAAAGTCTACTCGACGATGCCATGATTAACGGAGAACTGATCGTAGACAACTTCGCCGGTGGTGGCGGTGCATCTACCGGAATCGAGTTGGCAACAGGCTACAGTGTAGATATAGCCATCAACCATGATCCAGAAGCTATTAAGATGCACAAGGCAAACCATCCGAATACAAAGCATTACTGTGAAAACGTGTGGGCGGTTGATCCGGTCAAAGCGTGCAACGGGCATCCGGTCGGACTTGCCTGGTTTTCCCCGGACTGCAAGCATTTCAGCAAGGCAAAAGGCGGAAAACCAAAGGATAAAAATATCAGAGGACTTGCATGGGTAGCCTGCCGGTGGGCGGGACTTGTCCGGCCGAGAGTTATCATGCTTGAGAACGTGGAAGAATTTAAGACGTGGGGGCCGTTAAACCGGGGGCGTCATCCGATCAAGAGCAAGCAGGGTAAGACATTCGAGCGATTTGTGCAGCAGCTTACTGATCTGGGATATAAAGTGGAGTTTCGCGAGTTGGTAGCGGCAGATTACGGAGCGCCGACCATGCGCAAACGATTCTTCATGATCGCACGATGTGATGGTAAACCGATTGTCTGGCCGGAGCCGACACACGGACCGGCAGACAGCGAAGCGGTAAAAGCCGGATTGCTAAAACCTTACGTTGGAGCATATACACAGATTGATTTCAGCCGCCCGTGTCCGAGCATTTTTGATACATCTGAGGAAATAAAAGAAAAGTACGGCATCCGGGCGGTGCGGCCGCTTGCCAAGAAAACAATGGATCGGATTGCAAGAGGTTTAAAAAAATTCGTTTTGGATAATCCAGAGCCATTTATTATCCAATGTAACCACGGCGGCGAGCGCAGACCGAACGATATCCGGGAGCCGATGCCGACCATTACCGGAAAGCATGGGTACAGGATTGCGGAGCCGTATATGGTGCAGATCGGGCAGAACGGATTCACAAAAGACAGAAGCAAAGATGTGCGGGAACCACTTACAACTATCGTAAGCAAGAATGAGCATTGCCTTATTAGCCCTACACTGATCCAGTACCATTCCGAAACAGCACAGGGAGAAGTCCGGGGACAGACGATTAAAGATCCAATCATGACAGTGGATGGTTCAAATCGGTACGGGCTGATTACATCATTTCTGCACAAATACTATGACGGTGGCTACAAGGGAGCGGGAGAAAGCATGGACAAGCCATTGCCAACAGTGACGGCGTGGGATCATAACAGTGTAGTTACAGCAAATCTTATCCAGATGAACAATCATTGCGATGGGCGAGATATACGAGAACCTATCCCGACAATTACGGCTGGTGACGGACATTTTGGAGAGGTCAGAGCATTTCTGATTAAATATTACGGACAGGGAACAGGGCAAGATATTGAGAAGCCGCTTGATACAGTCACGGCACAGGATCGCTTTGGATTAGTGACCATAAATGGGACAGACTATCAGATTGTGGATATCGGACTGCGGATGCTGGAACCGCGGGAGCTATACGGATGCCAGGGATTCCCGGACGATTACATAATTGACCATGATTATACCGGCAAGACATACCCACGATCTGAACAGGTGCGCAGATGTGGTAACGCGGTATGTCCGCCAATTCCAGCGGCGCTTGTAAAAGCAAATCTGCCAGAGTTATGCGTGGCAGAGCGGACACCGAATATGCAGATCAAGACAGAGCAGACCGGGCAGCTCCGGTTTGCGTAGGAGGTAATGGCGTGAAAGAATCATGGAGAGATATACCAGGCTATGACGGGAAGTACCAAGTGGATATGAATGGTAATGTGCGCCGGATATACGGATCTGGAAAGGTAAGGACGATGAAGCCTTATCCTAAAAAGATGAGTGGAAGTCCTCGTCTGGTAGTAAAACTGACAAAAGACGGAAAAGCAAAAGAAGTTATACTGCTTCAAATCATGGCAAGAACATTTCTTGGGGTCCCGCCGGCGGATCATGTGCCATATCACAGAAATGGGTGTCAGTCAGATAACTACATACAGAATATTGCGTATATCAGCAAAAAAGAGCTTGGAAAACGTACTGGAAAAAATTCAAGGCGGCAGCCGGTAGCGAAAATAGATGCATCAGGTGAGATTGTGGAAGTATATTGCTCGGCGCGAGAAGCTGCACGCAAGAATTTTATGAGTAGGCAGACAGTGACAGATCGGTGCAATGGGAAGTGTAAAAAGGCGTTTGCTCCAGATGGCTACGAGTATGCATGGGAGGACAAGGAAGTGAGTATGCGAGCGGCTATCCGCAGAATAGAGCAATCCAATGGCTATATGCCAAAGGCACCTGAAATAGCATTTGAATTTTAAATTAGGAGGAAAAAGAAATCATGAACAAAAAAGAAGTATTGGAGATCAGAAAACAGTTTACACCGGATAATTGCGCAATCACGCGTATCTGTGGATGTTATGTGGATCATGAGAAAAACATCATATTTGAATCAAAGGATGCGTTTTTATCACTCCCAGAGGAAGAGGAGTTTAAATATTTTGAGATTTTCCGCCACACACTTTCCGGAACACTTGGAAAAAATCTGGTCGGAATGGAGTTCCCGATGGAACAGGAAAAAGCAGGCGGGACGCAGGAATTCCTTTTAAAGCTGCGGGATACCAAGCTGGAAGATGACGCGCTGGTGCAGGAGTTTTACAAAAAGATCATTGAGAATTATGACTACGGAGAAAACTACTACATTATCCTGATCCATTCTGTTTATGATATCCCCGGAAAATCGGCGGCGGGTGATGAGATGTTTGACGCATCGGATGAAGTATACGCACATATCATGTGCAGCATTTGTCCGGTCAAGATGTCAAAAGCAGGACTTTCCTATAATGCGACTACAAACAGCATTGCAGATCGTGTGCGTGACTGGACGGTGGAACAGCCTGCTAATGGATTTCTTTTCCCGGCGTTTAATGACAGATCGTCTGATATACACAGCGTACTTACATATGCAAAGAATCCGGAAATTGAACAGGTAGGGTTGATTGAAAATGTACTTGGGAGCGTGATGCTGCTTACTCCGGCGACACAGAAAGAAACGTTCCAAAGCATTCTGGAGGAAACGTTAGAAGATGATGGAAATTATGAGATCGTAAAGAGCGTCTACGAAAATTTGAATGAGATGATCGAGGAGAGCAAAGACAATCCGGAGCCGCTCACCCTTTCTAAGACGGAAGTGAAAAAACTGCTGGAGAACAGCGGCGTACCGGAGAAAAATATGCAGGCCTTTGAACAGGTATTTGCCGCGCACGCAAATGGGAAAACGGAACTGCTTGCAACGAATATCGCAAACGCCAAGAGTTTTGGTATTGAAACACCGGACATTGTTATAAAAGTCAACCCGGAGCGTGCGGATCTGGTCGAAACAAAACTGATCGATGGCAGACAGTGTTTGGTTATTGCGGTGGACGATCATGTGGAAGTAAACGGGATCAGCGTACGCACAGTTCCGAAACGGACGATTTTAGATGAATAAATTAAAAGTTAGTGAGGTAGAAAAGTGGACTGCTATACATGCAAAAAACATTTGTCACAAGGTGGAAAGTGTTATGAAAATTCAAAAAATTGCTTGTTTTATGAAAAAGAACCGAGAGGAAAAATGGTTAGGACAAAAATATCTTTTGAGATGGACAGACAAGCGATGACACCAATAATAAAAAACGGAGCAAAAGTTATTTTTACGGAAGATGGAAAGGATATTGAATTTACGATAAGAAAAATAAACTCGATAAATCTTGAAACAATGATGTGCAATGTCGATGCAGAATATCACGAAAATGAAAAACCAAAGTTTGAAAAAATAAAAATGTTCAAAGTTGTAAACTGAACTTAAAATTTAAAGGAGGAAGTACATGAGAATTATTATTTATTTTGCGGTCACAAGATATGACGATCGCATTTATATGACAGAGCAGGAAAAAGAAAAGTCTCAAAACCGTTTTGTGGATATGGTTGACGATATTGGTGATTTAAAAAATGAGCTTGATTGGAGTGAACTTGATGAAGCTCATCGGCCGAAAGAAGTAGGATGTTATCAAGCCGTTATTGAGTATAGGCAAACAGCAGAAGATGATTATTCACTTGTTGTTATTTCGTGTACTCCAGTATGTTTTATTTAGAATTAAACATACAATTTTAGATGAATAAATTAAAATTTAGTGAAAAAGGAGATGTTAATTATGGCATGGGGAATAAATCCAAATGCACCTAAAAGAGAAAAACTAAAAGCTGAAATGAATGATTATCTTATGGGCATGAATAGCGTTGGGAAAATTGATTACTGTACTTATTCTGAAATGTATGATTTTACGATGGATTTATTAGATAAAATGTATGCACAAGGATTAGAAGATAGTACAAAAATTGACAATGCTATGTAATCTAAACTGAGATTTAGGAGGATAAAAAATGAGTGATGGAGTATTACTTACCATGAACAGTAATGGAGAATTAGAAAAATACGATGACACATATGATCTGATTATCCATTGCAGAAATCAAGAGGAATGGGATATGGTGGCAAAAATGCTGAATGGCATGAAATTGATGCCGCTTCCTGAACAGAGCAAAGAAAGCGAGGAATAAAAAATGGGAAAAATACAGACGAACGCTGATTATATCCGCAGCATGTCAGATGAAGAATTGGCTGCATATATTTTAAATTTCAAGAACACATACGGAGAAGAATATGAAGGAGAATCTAGTTTCCTTGATTGGCTTAAAGCAGAAAGCGAGGAATAGCATGGAGAGATTAACAATACGTTCAAAAAACAGTGATATGGTTTGGTTTAAGGATGCAGAGAATGGTAATGCACACCTTGAACCATGTGAAATGGATGCACATCACAGTAAAATAGCAATTAAAGAGCTTGCTAAATATGAAGATGCCGAGGAACAGGGATTGCTCCTGCGGTTGCCGTGCGAGGTCGGAGCTGTAGTCTTTGAAATCGTAGAGCTATTAGAATGCAAATATGATTATGAATGCCCATTTGACGATCTATACGATGTCAATAAATGCGAGGATCCGGATAGAACCTGTGAGAATGAATATACCAGTCACATCGTAATTGAGAAAAAATTTGATATTTCGATGCTGGACAAGATCGGGAAAAACGTATTCCTTGAAAAAGAGGATGCGGAAAACAAGCTGAAAGAAATGGAGGAATAGCGATGGAAGATAGATATTTATCCAAGGCAAAGAGAATTGATAATGGAGAGTGGGTGGAAGGGTATTTGATATTTTCATTTACCGGTATTCCTTATATTGTTCAAGAGTATGATCATATTCTTGAAGTTATGCAAATGTATGAGGTAGACATATCCACTATCTGTCGATGCACCGGACTTAAGGACAAGAACGGCAAGCTGATTTGGGAGAATGATATTGTAAAAATAAATAATAGCAAGATGAATACGGTTATAACATTTAGAGATTTTGAAATTATATGTACAATTCCTAACGAAAAATATTATAAGCATAGGCTTGAATATGATACCGAATATGAAGTTATCGGCAACATATTTGACAACCCGGAATTGTTGGAGGTGTAAGCATGACGAAAGATGATGCAATAGAGATTATAAAGGACGTTACTTGGAAAGATTTTGGGAGACATCCGGATTTTCCAGAAGCAAGGGAAGCGGCGATCCAGGCGCTCAATGAGGTCGAAGAGTACCGCGCAATCGGCACACCGGAAGAATGTCGGGCGGCGATGGAAAAGCAGACCGAAAAACAGATTATTGATAACACGCCGACAGAGGATGATATGTGGTATCAGTGTCCTGCCTGTAGAGGAAACCTAACGAAGATTAGAAGTTTCTACTGTCCTTATTGCGGACAAAAGTTAAGTTGGAACAGCGAACGATATTGTAGTACGTGTACCTGGTACGATGTGGATAACGGAGTGTGCTGTAATGGGGAGAGCGAACACAGAGCGGATTTCTGTAATCTGGATGATACATGTGAAAAGTGGGAGGAAAAACAATGAGGTTGATTGATGCGGATGCGATTAAGTAGGATAAATGCGAAGATGCAGATGGAAATCCAGTTTATGTTCTGGACAAAAGAGATATTGATGCACAGCCGACCGCCTGTGATCCAGATCGGGTTGTGGAGCAGTTGAAAGCAGTATCATATGAACGATATGGAAATGACGGCATGGGTGGAGAACTTGTTGTTAATTTGGACGATGTTGTTGAGATCATGAAAGGCGGTAGGGCAAATGGCTAAAGCAGTATTGGTTATGGATATGCCGGAACAAGTGTGCCAGAAATGCACATTATACTATGAGACAGAGGATGACGAATATCTGTGTTGTGCGGTAGGAAAACTTGTACCAGACGGAGAAAAGCCAGATTGGTGTCCGCTTCGGGAACTGCCGGAGAAGATGCCGGATCTCGAACACGGATACGAAAATGTTGAGAAAAGTATTATTCTGACAGGCTGGAATGCCTGCTTAGATGCAATCGCCAAGGAGTAAAGAGATGCCCCGCTACCGGGGAGACGGCGGCGGGGCGGAAATACAAACGACCACAAAATCGGTCTTGCATAGCGTAGCACACTATTTGGTAGATCGCAATAAAAAACAAATGTCCCGCGGGGATTTCTCCACACACGGAACAAATGTTCTCTTCAAAAATAATATACCATGACTGGAAAAATATGTCAATGGTTACTGTTATATTAAAACAGCGGCACACCCACCGACCAAAGTAGACTGTACCGCTCACGCTTAAGGTCATTATACATCATAAATCCGCCTTAAGCAATATGTGGAGGTAGATTGTATATGGAAAATTGCAAGGAACAGGTAATCAACACAGTAATTATCAACATGCAGGATCGTGTCAATCCGGATGATCTGCGGTATCTGGATAATGTGCTGCATAATGCACTGTATCATTTCAGCGTAGACCGGGAGTGTACGGACCTTTCAACAAGCCTTGACGATAACGAGTATATTCTTCGGGTGTTCGCCGCAAATAAGAAGCTGGAGGGCTGCAAGGAAAACAGCATAGAGCAGTATGTTTCCAGTACGCGGAAGTTTTTGGAGATCATGAATAAGAATTATAAGCAAATCACCAAGGATGATGTCCGGATGTACCTGGCTTTGTATAGCCGGGACCACAAGCAAAATTCGGTCTGCAACCTCAAAAAGTTCCTGTCCGCGTTTTTCGCATGGGTGAGCGACGAGGGTTACATAGACCGCAATCCGGTAAGGGCAATCAAAGGTATCAAGCCGGAAGAGATCGAAAACTCCGCGCTATCCGTCGAGGAAGAACTTGCTTTGCGTGATGCGGCAGAGCGGCGATCGGTTCGGGACCGGGCGATTATCGATCTGCTACTTTCCACTGGATTGCGGGTGAGCGAGGTTCGAGGACTTAACCGGAGTGATGTAAATCTTGCAGATGGCAGCGTGACTTTCCGATCAGCTAAAAGTTACAAGTTCCGGACCGTATATCTGGATGCCAGAGCCAAGAAACACCTGTTTGAGTACCTTGGCAGCCGGAAAGACTGCTGTGAAGCCTTATTTGCAACATCCAGAGCGTATAGGATGGAAAATGGCAGCATGGATGCAAAGAGAATGTCCAAGGCAGCGTTTGAGACGATCACTAAGAGCACAGGAAAGGACGCAGGCATCAAGCAGAAATGCACAGTGCATGTGCTTCGCAAGACTTTTGCGACAAGACTTGCCGACCGCGGCTGCCCATTAGAAGTGATCCAGGAGTTGTTGGGACACGCTGATCCGGGTACTACATCAAAAAATTATGTTGCCAAGAGCAAAAACAGAGTAAAGAGAGCGTGCGAGCAGTATTTGTTCGCAGCATAGGAGGGAATGAAGATGGAAAGAGCAGAACAAATTCTTGAGAAATTCAATGACACGATAAAGCAAAGAAATGATCGTATTGCACAGTTGCAACAGGAAATGGACGACTTACAAAAAAATAGCAAACATGGAGTTACAGAAGCCAAATTTTGCTGAAAATCCGGTCAATATTGCGGGATATATTATACAAAATTACGGATGCACAAATAAAGCGGAAATGACAAGCGACGGAATAACGTTTAGTGTTGTGGCAGATCAAAAAACCGACAGGCTTCGGGAAGTTGCACGGCATATTCTACAGTATTGTGATGATGAGGATAAGAAACGTCCAAGAATATAAAATGAAAGGGGGATGCTTGTGTTAGATAAAAATGAAATATTTGAGATTTGTCAACGTGTAGATGCAGCAATCGCGAGGGAATTGACAGAATCTATCGTAGACGGTACCTCGTTCGATATGCTGGAAGCACACCACGGCATTCTCCCAATCAGCCGGAATTGCTTTTATATTCGGCGGAGAAAGGTGCAGAACATCATAGAACAGAATGTGGCAAGACTTGAAGAAGAACCAAGCGGACAAATGCGAATAGTATGGGAACAAAATATTGGAAATAATTTCCATTGACATAGAGGAACGTATGTTCTATTATAATGGCATAGATTAAAGATCGGAGGGAAACAATATGGTTACAAAGAGAGATGAAATATACAATTTTATCATAAGCTATATGAGGGAAAACGTGATTCCACCAACGGTGAGAGAAATTGGCATGGGGGTTGGATTAAAATCCACGTCATCGGTGTACATGCATCTTAAAAATTTGCAGAAGCATAATCTTATAACCATGAGAGAATCGGAACCAAGGACAATCAGACCGATTGGTTATGAATTGGTGAGGGCGCCAGAAAACGAGGATGAAACAGAATAATTTATAAATCCGGAGAGGTACAGAACCTCTCTTTTTTATGCCCTAAATTGGTACAAATTCGCTGAAACACTGCTTTATAATTATGGTATGAGGAAAGGACTATGCCATGTATAAAGCACAGAGGAATTATGAAAATGTACAGCGGATGTTATTTGATGGAACGGGTGAGTATGATATTCCAGAGATAGAACTTACACAATTTGATAATGCTGAGTTTATCGGCTTTAACTATGCTAAAAGCACGAAGAATCCAGAGAGTAAGGCGGTGCACTTCTTCCTGGACGATTACCAGTTTACTAGAGTATGGACGGACCCGGATAGATATATTCCGATGTTGCAGCGATTCAAGTATGTGCTGACACCGGATTTTAGCCTGTATACGGATTTCCCAAAGCCTTTACAGATTTATAACCATTACCGCAAGCACTGGCTTGGAGCATATTGGCAGATGCATGGTATTAATGTTATCCCAACAATTTGTTGGAGTGATCGGGAGTCGTTTGAATGGTGCTTCGATGGAGAACCTACACATAGTGTCGTGGCGGTTTCTTCTGTTGGCACACAGAACAGCAAGGAGAAGAAACAGAAGTTTCTGGAAGGATACATGAAGATGGTGGAACGGTTACAACCTGCACAGATTATCTTTTATGGCAGAGTGCCAGATGAATGTAAGGGAAATATTGTACATATCAAGCAGTTTAGTGAGAAATGGAATGAAGCGGAGGTGGCGCAGTGGTAATAGATTTACAGTTTTTTGGTGGCAGAGGTGGAGCAAGCGGATTTGGCGGCGGTGGAACGGTTGCTTTTGATATCGACATGAAGGGAACAAGGGCGAGCTATGTTGTGAGACAAGGAAAGGTGTATAAGGAATCTGGGGAACCGGTGGCGTTATCTGCGAACCAGATTATGAAAAATGCTAAAAGCCTTGGATATGGAGTAAAAACTTATAATGCAAAGCAGACAGAAGCGCGAGAACGGCAGAGAGCAGAAGACCGAAAGAAAACAAATGAGTTTTTAAATATTTCGGATGTACAGATGGGCGGCAGACGAGGAGACCAGAGGAAAACTACACGTGCACGACGTGGAGGAAGGAAAGGTATTTGATGGGCGGCAGAGGAGCAAGCAGCGGGATAAGCGATAAAGGAAATCCGTATGGTAGCCAGTACCACACGGTATATCAAGATGGAAACATAAAATTTGTCAAAAAGAACAATCGTGATTCAGAAACTCTCATGGAAACCATGACAAAAGGTCGTGTTTATGTAACTGTTGGCGGAGATGATTTACTTAGCATTACCTATTTTGATAAAGAAAACAAAAGAAACAAGAGTATAAATTTGGATCATCTGCATAAGGGTATGCAACCACATACACATCATGGGTACTTGCACAATGAAAACGATGGCAAGAAAGGCGCGGCAAAGCTTACTACACAGGAGAAAAAGATGGTTGAAAGAGTATATAAATTATGGTATTCTCATCTTAACAAGTGATAGCTCAGGACGAGGAGAGCCCTTGATGGAGGAGACCCCGGTGCGAACCCGGGTGCTTGTGAAGAAGATACCATATCCTTAGTGGATGCGGTATCTTTTTTATTGCCAGGAAAGGAAGTGATTGGTTGGCGGCAAAGAAGAACCCATTAGTGGATAAAGCATATGAACTATATAAAAGCGGTATGAAGCTGGTTGATATTGCAGGCCGACTGAATTGCTCCGCAGCTACAATCCGCACATGGAAGAATAGATATAAATGGGATGAAAATGGATGTGAAACGTTTCAAAAGAAAAACGAAACGAAACGCGACGTTTCAAAAAACAAAGATAAAGCAGCAGGAAAGAAGTTGACACCAAAGCAGGAAGCGTTTACCGCCGAGTATATCAAGAATGGTGGGAACGCTATGCAGGCTGCAAAAGCGGCAGGGTATTCTGAAAGCATGGCAAAGAACGCGACCAAACGGATAGTGGAAAGCGGTGGAGTTTCTCAACAGATTGCCGAGCAGATGGAACGTATAGAGAAAGAACAACACCGCGACATCATGAGCCTTGCAGATATCCAGGAACGCAGAAGCATGATAGCAAAAGGGATATTAAGGGATGGGGCAGGATATACGCCAGAGTTTAGAGATCAGCTTAAGGCAATGGATGGGCTGGAAAAGGCCTTGACGATTGCAGAGAAGCAGAGAATTGAGCGCGAGGAAAAGGAGAAGCGCGAGAACGCCACATTGTGGACAATGCCAATCACGGATATTACTTCTGACTTCGTAGAGATATACCGGACGGTACACGAAGCATTTGCTGGGGAAATAGATGTACATGAGATTGTGTCTAAGGGTGGGCGAGGCTCTATCAAGTCAAATTTTTGGAGCGATGTTGCGTATGAAACGGTGCTACAGGACCCGCAGGCACATATTGTATATACCAGACGATACAAGGTTGATCTGCGTGGATCTGTATACAATCAGTTCATGAAGACGGTGATCCGATACAACGATGTTGATAATTGGGACTTTAAGCAGTCGCCAATGTGCGCAGTATATAAACCGACAGGACAGACGGTTATGTTCGTGGGAGCGGATAAGCCTATCAGCTTGAAGTCGTTTAACGTGCCTTTTGGCTATGTGAAGCTGCTGATCCATGAGGAGTGCGACGAGATGGCGGGCGTGGAGCAGATGGACAACATAGAGGATACATTTCTACGATCTGACACGCCTGCGCTTGATATCAAGATATTCAACCCGCCGAAGTCAAAGAACAACTTTATGAACCAGTACGTGGAAGAGTGCCGGAATAAGCCGCAGACAAGGATCTGTCACAGTTATTATTACAATGTGCCGGAGAAGTGGCTCGGCAAACGATTTTTTGAACGTGCGGAATGGTTCAAGGTACACAAGCCGTTGTACTACCGCAACAACTATATGGGTGAGGTCACTGGAACAGGCGGCGGTATCTTTGACAATGTCGAAGAAAGAACTATCACGGACGTAGAGATCGAGAATCTGCCATATCTCTATTATGGATTGGACTTTGGTTTCGAGCATCCACAGACATTTGAGGTTGCTTACTATGACGAGGACGCGGATACATTGTATTGCGTGTCAGAGGTATTTGCCAAGCGGTGCAAGAATAGCACGTTCGCCCGGAGAATTAAGAAGTATATCGAAAAGGAAATTATCTGCGATTCGGCGCGGCCGGACGAAATCGCAGAATTGCAGGACTGGGGATTTAATGCGATCAGTGCTAAAAAACGTTGGGGATCTGGCAAAGGAAGAGATTACTGCTGGGAGTGGTTGCAACAGACTACCAAGATTGTTGTTGATCCGGAACGATGCCCGCACCTTGCGCACGAGCTTACAACATTGGAGCATGAGCAGTTGGCAGACGGGAGCTTTTCAGATGCATACCCAAAGCTGGGTGAGGACTGCGTGATGGCACTGATCTACGGCTTAAACCGCGTGATTATGGAGAGCCGCCGCAACAATGGACTTTATGATGACGAGATAGACGATGAGGATGAGGAGAAAGAAGATGGAGAATACGAAGATTAACGTACTGGGAACAGAATATCGAGTTGAAATTCATAAGATCTCAGATGACAATTATCTGGAAAAAAACAGGCTCGCCGGATATTGCGGTGAAGAAAGTAAACTGATTGTTATCGCTGACATGTCAGAGAAAAAGTATTTCCCATGTATGGATGAAAAGGAACAAGAGACGTATCGAAAGAAAACCTTGAGACATGAAATTATGCATGCGTTTTTGAATGAAAGCGGATTGTCCGACAGTTCAAATCGGTATGATGGTGCATGGGCAAAGAATGAGGAAATGGTTGATTGGTTCGCAATTCAGTCTCCGAAGATTTTTAAGGTGTATAAAGAACTTGGAATTTTGGAGCCGCCCATTTATCAGCTCGATACTACTATTGCAACGCCGGATGGGACATTACAGAGAATTTCGATTGATGCGACTAGAGTTGCCGAAGAGATGCAAAGTGAAGTTGATAGACAGAAGGGGGAAACATTATGATTTGTAACAAGAAAGCGTATCCTGATATGAGAAAAGATTGCGAAAATTGTTCCGAAATGGATGCTTGCTATAACGGGCACGCAGTTGGTGTGGCAGTAGCGCCGATTTTGGAAGATGCAGTAGCGCCGCTGTTGAGAGAAACAACGCAAATAAACATAGGAGGTGTAATGTCCACGGTCTACAAAGATGAAATAGAAAAAGAGATTTACAAAGCATTTCGGGAACCTTTTATGATGAATTATGGAGCGTGATGCATATGAACATATTCACACGAGTAAAGGAGTTTTTTATGGGTTTATTCAAAACAAGCGCAGAAAAAGAATTTAGTGTTGATATCATTTCATCTGATCTGATGGAGATTGCGCAGACTGAGTGGCAGAACATCATCAAGGGTGTACCGTATTGGCTGAAAAAGAATGTGCGCACGATCAACTTTGCAAAGTTTCTCTGCTATTACACCAGCAAAAAGACCTGTCTGGATCTCAATGTGACGATCAGCGGCAGTGACAGGGCGGATTATATCAATCAGTGTATAGGGGCAATGATCCAGAAATCCATCCGGGATAAGGTAGAGGATGCCTGCGGTGCGGGTGGTATCATCCTTAAGCCAAATGGTACATACAATCCAGCAGGGGCAATCGACTATGTAATGCCTGGCAGTTTCGCGGTCACAGAAAAGAACAGCAACGGAGATATCCTTGGAGTTATCTTTATTGACCGGCAGATCAAGGGTGATGATTACTATACAAGATTGGAGTACCAGCACTTCACTTCCTTGATTTCAGAGGATGGGGATAACACAGGACGAACATATACGATCGAGAATAAGGCTTTTAAGTCTAAGGGCAGTAATAGCCTTGGCAGAAGCATTAAGCTGACGGACGTACCAGAGTGGAAAAATATACCGGAATCAATCACAATTTCCAATGTAGAAAAGCCACTGTTCGGGTATTTCAAGATGCCGTATAACAATACGATTGATTATGCATCACCAGAGGGCGTGGCTGTATTTGCGAACTGTATCGAAGAATTACGCAATCTGGATGTGGCATGGAGCCGGAAAGATGATGAAGTGGATGATTCACAGCATATCACATTTATCGAGGAAAACGCACTGATGAAGCGTGACAAGAATACCGGTGATAAGGAGAGAGTGGAGCTTCCAAGATTTGTAAAGGGATTGAAACATGGAGTGGATGCAGCCAACACCGTAGACGAACATGTACCTACTATGCTGACAGAACAGAGAGTTGCAGATATCAATTCCATTCTTTCCATGATCTCGACCAAAGCAGGATTCTCACAGGGGCAGTTTGTTCTTGACCGCAAGACTGGTATCGCTACAGCTACGGAAATCGAGAGTGACGACAATGAGACCGTGGAGACAATCACGGATATCCGGAATGCGCTTAAGACTGCAATTAAGGATCTTGTGTATGCATTGGACAAATACTGTGATGTGTTTTTCAATATGCCGAGTGGATATGTCAATGCGCTTGATGATGATGTGGCGGACGAGGATGTATTTTATTTCAAGGATCTGCTTGCATCATTCGAGCAGGACCGAACCAGAGCATATCAGCTGATGATGAACGGCGTGTACAGCAAACGGAAGTATCTAAAGGAGTACGAGGGATTCAATGACAAGGAAATAGACGAAATGTTTGCAGAGCGTGACGAAGAAAACGCGAGCCAGAATAAAGACGGACTGTTTAACGAGGAATAGGGGGTAAGAATATGGCAGTATCAACTATGAATATCTTAATTATTTGCATTACAATCGTTGCGCTGGCTTGGAAAAAATAAATGGAGTGGTAATATGAATTATAATAAAATCGTTGGGAACGTTGGTATTCATTTTGATACAAGCAGAATAGATGGAAATCTTAAGCGGGCGCAAGATGCATTAGATCAGCGGGTGCTTGGGGATATGATGGAATATATGCCGTTTCAACAGGGGGCATTGCGCGGGGCAACACAGATCGTAGAGCCTGGGTTGATACAGACCAATACCCCATATGCTCATTATCAGTACATGGGCGAACTGTATCTGACAGAGGACGGCCGGTCATATGCCGGAAGCGGCGAACGCAAGTATCCAACCGGAAAACCGTTACATTATACCGCTCCAGGCACGGGAGATCATTGGTTTGAGACGGCAAAACAGACACATGGTCAACAGTGGATTAATACGGCAAAAAGAGAAGCGGGAAAGGGATAATATGCTTGATCCGGAATATTTCTACGGGAAATCAGATACGTTAATATCATATGAGCAAGAATTAGAGGACTGGATATTACAGGACATTGCCATGCGCTTGCTAAAAGCTGGGTCTGTGGCTGGTACTACCGATATGGAATTGTATAAGCTGCAACAGCTTGGAATGCACCAAAATGAAATTGTAAAGCGATTATCTTCCTTTACACAGAAAACAACGGCGGAGATTCGCAGACTATTACAGGACGCAGTGCTGACATCATGGGATGATGACAGGAGTACACTTTCCCGTCTTGGAATTGATGCTATATCGCCGCTCGAGAATCCGGTCGTCATGGAGTTGATGAATGCAGAATTTCAGAAAACTCTCGGAGAAGTTAATAACCTTACACAATCTGCAATGTTACAATCGCAACGAGACCTTATAAATATGCTTAATGCGGCAGAATACCGAGTATCAGCCGGTATGCAGTCTTATAGTGCTGCTGTATGCGATATACTGGATCATTATGGAAAGACAGGAGTTATGATCGATTACCCAACCGGAACGCGCCGGACGTTGGAAGCGGCGGTTAGAATGTGCGTAGTCACGTCTATGAACCAGACGGCGGCACAGGTAACCAATCACTACATAGCAGAGCATAATGTGGAATATGTACTTGTGTCTGCTCATTTGGGCGCGAGAACACAGGGAAAAGGTCAGCCTTATCTTGCCGGTCATGATAACTGGCAGGGAAGATGCTATAAAATATCCGGAAGCGAACCGGATGCGCCGAATCTGGCAGAGATGACAGGCTATGATATTGTAAATGGTGTGGGGCGTGTCGTAAATCCACTTGGCTTGCATGGATATAATTGCCGACATTCTCATAAGCCTTGGAATAAATCCTTTGAAAATCCGTATCTGGACAAAAATGGAAATCTCAAAGTTGACAGTGAGGAAAATCAGAAAAAATATGAATTACAGAAAAAGCAGAGAGCAATGGAGCGCGCTATCCGGCAGACTAAGCGGCAACTGCTTGTAAAACAGGCGGAGATTGATGGTGTGGCGGAAACAGATGTAAAAGTCATCTTGCAGCTAGAGTATGATCGTCTGGCGTACCGCTTACGTATGCAGAACCACAAATATAAGCAGTTCTGCGCAGAAAATGGATTGAATACACAGTCTGATCGCATTAAAATAGCAGGGTTTAAGCGGGCACAAGCAGCAAAAGCCAACGGGCGCGCAACTGCTTATGCGAAAAAGTAAATTGGTACAAATAATCTTATGAAATGAGTTATTATAATCTTGTACCGGATATGTCTTGATACTTTTCTAGAGTACCTCCTTTCGTAAAGAACATCTTGAAATATAGGTGTTCTTTTTATATCTAAAATTGGTACAAATCTTTTATATCCCCATGATAAAATAAAATTAACAAATGAATAAGCACCGGGCGGAACGTAGGAATCTGTCTGCTAACCTAAAAAAGTTATAGGATGTACGAATGGCACGTCCTGTTTTTTGGGCGTGCTTTTTCTTTATCTCGGCATTTAATTCAGTGGCAGAAGACACGGCTTATATCCGGGTCGCCGCGGGTTCGATTCCTGCAATGCCGATTGCCAGCTATGGATTAAATAGCAGCTCAATCGTGCCGGGCTGACCGGATCAAAAACTTTTAAGAATGAGAGGTAAGAGAATGAACATCATTGACAAATTGAAAACACTGGGTGTTGAGATCACAGCGGAGATGGAAAAAGCATTTCCTGGGGAATTTGTATCGGATTTAGAAGTCCAGAAGAAAAACGATAAGATCACTACCTTGGAAACGGAGAAAAAAGATCTTGAAACAAAGCAGGAGAATCTTGAAAAAGAGTTGCAGACCTTGAAAGATGCCGCACCGGATGCAGATGCGCTGAATCAGAAAATCGCGGAATTGACTGCGACACTGGAAAGCGAACGTAAGGAACGCAAGGAAAAAGACGAAAAGGAAAGGCTTGACGGTCTTGTAACAGATTTTTTTGCAGACAAGCACTTTGTGAATACCATTACGGCGGATGCTATCAAGGCACAGTTGGTTGAAAAGCTGAACTCTGATGAAGCCCGTGGAAAAGGTATTTCGGATCTCTTTGATGCCATTGTCAAGGATGATAAGGGCAATTACAAGCCGGACATTCTCGTTGATGATAAGACATTCCAGGCACAGCAGAGACGCAGCCAGATTGTCGGAAACAACATTAACCAGCCGGACGGAGCGAAGCTGTCTATGGCTGCGCTTATGAAACTGAAAAATCAGAACCCGGATATGGATATCACGCCATATCTGAACAGAAAAGAGGAGAAATAACACATGGCATTATTTGATTTAGTCAATTTTAACGGAGAAGTATTCGACGCGGTAATGCGTGAAACACCAAATCTCCGAATGAATGAGCTGCTTAATTCCGGAGCAATTGTAGAGCGCGGACAGTATGCAGCTTTATTACCGGATCAGAAAGGTGGGAACTTCATTACCACTCTGATTAAAGCGCGCCTTGGTGGGTCAACCGTAAACTATGACGGCAAAACCAACATTACCGCAGAAGAACGCGGCAATTACACAATGGGGCGTATTGTAGTCGGCAGAGCACAGGGGTGGACGGAAAAGGATTTTGTGTCTGATATTTCCGGTGATGATTATTCCGCGGCAGCCGGAGAAGTTGCAGAGTTTTGGGATGATGTGGATCAGGATACATTGCTTAGCGTTCTCAAGGGCATATTTGCAATGAGTACCGGAGAGGGAAAGAAATTCGTGGATGCGCACACCTATGACATTACCGCAGCAACAGAGAACACTTTCGGTCCTACCACCCTTAACAATGCAATGCAGAAAGCATTGGGGGATAAGAAAGCAAACTTCTCTTTATCTATTATGCATTCTGTGATCGCAACTAACTTAGAGAATCTTAAGCTGCTGGATTACATGAAGTACACGGATGCAAACGGAATCGAGCGCGATCTTGGGCTTGCTACCTTGAACGGTAGAATCGTATTGATTGACGACACTATGCCGGCCGAGGAAGTCGCAGAATCTTCTAAGGGTGCGGGGGATGGATATACCAAATATACCACCTATGTCCTTGGAAATGGTGCAATTGAGTATACCAACTGTGGCGTAAAAGTCCCGTCCGAAATGGATCGTGATCCGGCAAAAAATGGCGGCGAGACTACCCTGTATACCAGACAGAGAAAAGTATTTGCTCCGTATGGTGTTTCTTGGAAGAACACTGGAATAATCTCTCCTACCAATGCGCAGTTGGAGACGGGCACAAACTGGGAGGTTGCACAGAACAACTCCTCAGATAAGCCGGATTATTTCCCGATTAAAGCGATTAACATTGCACGGATCATCACCAGAGGGTAACAGAAAGGGGATTTCAGATGGGATACACCACATATGACTTCTACAAAGAAAAATATTATGGGGATTCTATCACGGAATCCCTTTTCCCCAAGTGGGAAGATCGTGCATCCATGAAACTGTATCAACTGACCTATGGACACATCAATGATGATACCAGGGAAGAATTTGACGAGCGTATCCAGAAAGCCACCTGTGCATTGGCGGATCTGCTCTACCAGATAGATTTTAAGACCAGTCACGCCAGTGATGAAAAGGGCGGCAATGTGAAGTCAATGTCCTCCGGTGGACGGTCTATCAGCTTCGGAACTAATGAGACACTGATTGATAAGGTGCTTGGGGATAAGGTAGCGCAGAACCGGTTGTGTTATGACACGGTATGCGAATACCTGTCCGGCACCGGATTATTATATGCAGGATATTAGGAGGAAAACATGGATTTTAAGAAAGCATATGAGGCACTCAAACAGGGTGCTATGGTTAAATGCCCGGAATGGGCTGGATATTGGAAATGGGAAGATAATTCCATTAAGATGCACTGCAAGGATGGCAAAATTCTTGAAATTCTTGATATTCGCGAGACAGAGAATGTTGATTACACTCTCAATTTCATTCTTCGTGATGATTGGGAGATTGTCGGCAAAGTTGATGTAAAGGATTTGAATATTCAGACATTCACATTCGGCGAAGCAATCCGCAGACTGAAAGCAGGACAGAAAATTGCCCGTAAAGGTTGGAACGGCAAGGGAATGTTTGTTGTTTATCAGAAAGGCTACCCACAGGGAATCCCATGTAATAAGCAGACTGCCGAGGTATGGGGAATTAATGAGGGCGATTTGTTTGTATGCAATCCATATTTACAGATTCGCTGTGTTGATGGTTCGCATTCAATGTGGGTTCCAAGCATTAATGATTGTCTTGCAGAGGATTGGGAAGTGGTAGATTAATGGGATTCTTCGATAACAAGAAAGTTACCCTTTTCAATCGCTCATTCAACGCGGAAACCGAAGAGGAAATATATTATCCGACCCTGCTCGAGGGTGTCGACCTTGTGGAAACCAAGGGTGCGAACGTCTCCAAGAGTGGTATGGACAGTGCAGATGCGGCAAAGCTGTTTGTATGTATTGATGATGTCAACAAAACATACATGGAGCCGAAAGCGTGGGATGCACTGACGGAGGATGAGAAGAAGAATTACATCACATTCCATTCCACGGAAGATTTTTTTGTTAAGGGAGATCAGACAGCCGTTGATCTGCCGGAAACGGACGCTTACGAATGGATGCGAAACAATTTTGATGATGTCTATAAGGTAACGAACATCGACAAATATGAGGATATTCTCCCTCATTTTGAGATAGGGGGCGTATAAATGGCAGAAGCAGAGGTTTTGACCGTTAAGGATGCGGAGAGCGCACAGAATGCGGTACTTGAATTGATTTTAAAATATCCGAATTTTCCTAAGACGTTCAAGGCAGATAACAAGTCGGTGATGTGGAACAGGTTGGATGAAAAAACTGGTATCGGCATTTTCCCGTTACAGGGTGCGAAATACCTTAAAAAGTATGTCAGTGGCAGTTACACCGCGCAGATGCCATTTCAGATCGAATACCGCAGTTCCCCGACTACAAACAAGGCTTCTATTGATGCACAGGTGGTCTTAGAAGAATTGAGTAAATGGCTGGAGAATACCGGAATTGAATTTGCGGATCAGCGCATGACATTAGAATCAATGAGCCGCACATCAGTAGTTTTCCCGATCGCACAGAATGAGAAGCAGATCGGATACGGCGTAAACATGCAGCTTATATATTTTTACAAAAAATAACAGGAGGAAAAAACATGGCACAGGATAGAACAAACATGGTTTCTTTGCTTGATATCGGTTCCCTTATGGGCGGCAGTACCCCGAACATCGTGGAAATGGGAGACGGATACAAGGAAATTACGGAAGATTGGGGACCGGATGTTGAATCTTCGCAGTATGTCAACATGAAGTCCAAGTCATCTACATTGAAAGGCTACGATTTCAGCACAACGCCGGAACGTGAGTATCTTTCTGATGATATGCAGAAATGCATTGATAATCTTTTTAAGAAATTTCCGACCGGAAAGCAGTGTGAGACAAGCTACTACCGGTATTACAAAACGGATATCACTACCGGATCGGGCGAATGTATCAGAGTACCTGTTATCGTATCTCCGTCCAGCACGGGCGGCGCTGGTGGTGATGTGTTGACATCATCTATCCAGATCAAAGGAAACGGTGATGTAGAACTTGGAACTATTACGATCAGTGAAGATGGAACCTTTACATGGGCGAAAAAATAGGAGGGTAATACATGGAAGAATTGGCATTAGACAGTGGTCTTAGAAAAATCGCAATTAAAAATGTGGATGGAGACATCATTACGGTATTAAGCGTCAATGTGGCAGATGCTGATACAGCCGAGCGGTTTGGTCAGATCATCAACAATTTGGGAAGAATCGCTGATAACTGCGAGAAAGAGACTGTAGCATGGAAGAAGGAACATGCACAGGAACAGTCGAAATCCGGTGATGTTAATGTTGAGACGGTATTACAGGAAAACAGGATTCGCGTGAAATATTTGAAACAGGTTGCAGCAGAAATTGACAATTTGTTTGGTGAAGATACGGTGAAGAATGTGTATGGAGATTTTACACCGGATGAGACTGCATTAGTGGAGTTTGTTGAAAAAATTATTCCGGTCATGAATAAACTTTTTGGCAAGCGTTATGAGATGACCAGAAAACTCTACAACTCTAATAGAAAAGGAGCGCGAGCATGATTAACGTCATGCTCGATCCTTTACCTGATGAATGGAATGGATACAAGGTTAATACCTCATTTCGGATCGGCATACAGGTATTCCTTATGCAGTATAACAAGGATCTGAATGCTTACGAGAAGAGTGACGCGCTGATCTGGCTGCTGTTCGATGACCGGGAGCATCCGGAGGGGGAAGAACTGCAGGAATGCGTCGAGTGGTTTTTAAATGGCTGGTTTCACGATAAACCAGGATCATCAAAGGATAAACGCAGACTGGTTGATTATGATGTTGACCAGTGGCGTATATACGCAGACTTCCGGCAGATATACGGAATAGACCTTTCATTGGATGAAATGCACTGGTGGACGTTTTGCGGTTTGCTGTGGAACTTACCTTATAAGCAGTCATCTTTTCAACAGGTTATCGAAATACGCCGGAAGGAAATCACATCCAAGATGGGAAAAGAGGAAAAGAAAGCTGTGCAGGAAGCGCAGCAGATCTATGCATTGGATCAACCGGAAATTAAAAAAGAGTATACGGAAGATGAGAAGGTCGCCATTGATGAGTATGATCGGATGATGGCAGAGATCAGAGCCAAGAAGAAAGCAGAAAAGGAACTGGGCTTAGTTTAGAAAGTGAGGGTTGTACATGGCTGGCGGATATGATGGAGAAATCAGGATACGGACGTTAATTGAAAATGGGGAAGCATCTAGTCAGCTGTTGCAGTTAGAAGCCAAGTTTCAGAAACTGACGAGTGAAGCCAAAAAGCTGACCGATGGAATGCGTGAGATTGAGAAGATGAAAATCCCGACAGAGGAATATAAGAATCTGCAAAGTCAGTTTGATGCGTTGGTGGCAAAAGGAAAAAAACTGTCAGAAACTTTAAAAGGTACTGAAAAATATGTTCCAACAGAGGAATATTTGCAGGTACAAAAACAGCTCGAACAGACGCAGTTAAAGTTGAATAAGTTAAAAGATGCAAAAGAGAGATTTCTCGCAACTGGCGGCAAAGAAGAAAGCACGACATTTAAAAGGATGCAGTACGATATTGACGGACTGGAACAGTCAATCCCATTTCTTAAAGGTGAACTGCAAGATCTTGAATCGTCTGGAAACGACAAAAGAATATCTGACAAGTGGCAGGAAATTAAAGATAAGATGGCACAGGCGGGAGCAGAAGCGTCTGTGGTTAAAGCACAGATGCTTAACATGGAAACGGATGGAGTGGCTAATGTTGATTCCAAGGGTACGGTAGAGTATCAGAAAAAAGCGGAGAAATTAAGGGAAGTAAATCGCCAGCTTGATGTTACAAAAAGGAAGATGGAAGAGGTCGCTGCCAAGGAAGCCAAAGTTGGTACTGGCTCTAAGCAGATTGAGAAAGTCGGCAATGCCGCCAAGAAATCCGCGGAGCTGATGTCCACGTTCCTGTCAAGGCTGAAAGGGATAACGCTTTCTCTGTTTATTTTTAACTGGATTACCAAGGGCTTTAATGCAATGGTATCAGCTTTTAAGGATGGCATCCAGAACATGGCAAAGTATTCCACAGACTTTAACTCCCGGATGTCGGAGTTAAAATCGGCAACAGCCACACTCAAGGCATCGCTGGGGACGTTGGCAGCACCTATTTTATCAGCAATCATCCCTGCGATTGTAAAACTATGCGGATGGCTTACAAACGCGGTTAATGCTGTAAATAAATTTGTATCGGCAATCAGCGGAAAGAAAACTTGGACAAGAGCAAAAAAGCAACAAATTGATTATGCCAGTTCTTTAGATAAAACAGCAAAAGCAGCCAAGAAAGTAAAAGGAGCTTTACAAGGGTTCGATGAATTGAATGTTATTAGTTCGAATGATTCAGATAGTGGTAGTGGTACGGGTAGTTCTGGCGGAAATGGATATGAGGAAGTCCCTCTGACAGAAAAAGATTTGGCTTGGGTTGAGAAAATAAAGAAATTATTTGAAACAATATTGCCAATCGTTACAGCAATAGGTGCTGCGTTACTTACATGGAAGTTGACATCATTTTTAACTGACTTAATGAAAACGCATCCTATATTAGGAACAATATTATCGGTATTATCGGCCATAGCAGGCGTCGCACTTATGGTGGTGAGTTATTTCCATATGTGGAAAGATGGCGTTGATTGGAAGGGATTGATCGGATACATAGTAGGTACTTCATTAGCGTTTTCTGGATTGTATGCATTATTCGGTCCGCTTGTCGCAGGGATTGCACTGCTTACAGCAGGAATAGCAGGATTTGTACTAGCACTGAAAGATATGTATCAGAATGGCATTAGTGTCCAAAATATAACTTTGCTTTTAGTGTCAACGATAGCCATTCTTGTTGGAACGTTTTTCGCGTTTGGTAGCACTGTTGCGGTTGCGGTAGCAGGGGTCCTTGGAGTAGTTACGGCAATATTGGGCTTTGTTCAGATGCTACAGAGCGGATTCAGTTGGCTCAATGAAATAATAATGGTCATAGGAATTGCGATAGCAGCTGTTGCAGCTGTCATACTTGGCGTTCCGGCGGCTGTAGCGGCTGCAGTAGCAGCTATTGTAGCTGTTGTACTTACATTGGTAGTATTTATCAAAGACCATTGGAATGAAATATGTGAACTTTTTTCAGGTGCAGCAAGTTGGTTTAGTGAAAATGTGATTGAACCAATTGTAGGATTTTTTCGTGGACTTGGAACAAGAGTGCAGCAAATTTTCGAAGGATTGTGGATAATTGTCCAAGCTATTTGGATAATTGTTTCAGGCTGGTTTAATGATAATGTGATTAAGCCTATAGTGACTTTCTTTCATGGATTATATGAAAAGGTATCGGGCTTTTTTCGAAAACTTTGGGAAGAAGATATTAAGCCAATATGGGAAAAAGTATCTGGCTGGTTTGATAAGAATGTAATAACACCATTGTCAAATTTGTTTACAAAACTATGGGATGGATTGAAAAGTGGAGTTGTTGGAGCAATGAATGCTGTAATAGGCGGAATCGAAAGCGGAATCAACTTTATAGTCGGTGGTATAAATAGTATACTTGGTGGATTTAATAAGGTTGTTTCTTGGGCGGCAAAAGTAGCAGAGGTTGATTGGGGCGGCGTGGATTTAGTCCCCAAAGTCACATTACCAAGAGTAGCACTTGCGAATGGAGGTATTACAACTGGTAGCACCATTGCTCAAATTGGTGAAGCCGGACGGGAAGCTGTATTACCACTTGAAAATAACCTGTCATACATGGAACCACTGGCTGATATGATCGCCAGTAAAATGAAAAACGTGCAGACGGTACGGATTGTAGCAGAAGAAAGCGGCATTTTCAAAATTGTAAGAGATGAAGCAAACAGCTATTATCGGAGAACTGGGAACCCGGCATTTGATTTTTAGGAAAGGAGCGAGTAAATGGCATACAGTGGATTTTTGATAAAAGTGGGCGATTATACCGTTCCTTTCCGCTACATCGAAGCCAAGAAATTCAAATGTGGACTGAAAGGACAGGATCTGGATTCCTACAGAGATGCCAACGGGATCCTGCACCGTGAAGCATTGCAGAATGTTGCGCTTAAAGCTGAATGGGAAACTCCGAGTGATATCGACGAAGCTGCGTTACGGCCACTTATGGATAGTATCCGTGGTCAGTATGTAAATGCTGTCGAAAAGAAAGCGTTAGTAACTGCATACATGCCGGAAATTGGGAGATACGTGTCAATGTACTGCTATGTACCGGATATAGAGTATACGATCAGATACGCGGATGAAAAAACTATTGAATACGAATCATTCCGCATTGCCTTTATCGGATACGGAGGTGCTATTTGATGGATTTATTATTCACGGATGATACTGTAGATAAGCAAATCACCATAGTTACAGATGACAAAAAAATAAATATAACTAACACCGAATTACACGAAGATAAGTTCGAACTTTCGGAATCGTTATGTTCTGAGAAAGAGTTGAAGTTTGGGGCGTGTGAAGCGTCTGTCGTAAAATTTACGATTTCAAACATCTTCCAGTCGCTGAAAGGTAAATGGATCACGGTCAAGATCACTCCCAAAGGAGCAGATGCGCCATATCAGATCGGGAGATACAAAGTGTATTCTGATAAACCGACCGCTGACCGGAAATGCCGGGACGTGGTGGCGTATGATGCACTGTACGACATACTCAATGTTGATATGGCGGTGTGGTACAGTTCCCTTACGTTCCCGATGACTTTAAAGGCTTTCCGGGATGCATTCTTTTCGCATTTCGGTATCGAACAGGAAGCAATAAGCCTTGTGAATGACAACATGACCGTGGAAAAGACGATCGAGATCACCGGCAGCAGTGCAGACGGAAGTACGATCGGAGAAGCGCTGTCCGGGAAAACGGTGCTGTCGTGTATTTGCGAGCTAAACGGGTGCTTCGGGCATATGGGGCGAGATGGGAAATTCCATTACATTTCACTCGATCAAGAGATGCAGGGATTGTATCCGAGGAACGACCTGTATCCGGCGGATGATCTGTATCCAAGAGATCCACACAGCAAGCCGATCGGACGCAGCTTTTACATATCAGCAAAGTATGAGGACTATCTTGTTAAATCCATCGACAAGCTGCAGATCATGGAAAAAGAAAATGACATAGGTGTGATCGTCGGATCTGGTAACAATGGCTATGAAATCAAGGGAAACTTTCTCGTATACGGCAAAGGCTCAACCGAATTAAGGGAGATCGCAAACAACGTGTACGGAAAGATCAGAGGAATTGTGTACCGCCCGTTCTCGGCTGACTGCAAGGGAAATCCGTGCTTAGAGGTCGGTGCGGCGATCAGATTTAACACAAAGTACGAAATTGTTGAATCATATGTTTTAAAGCGTACTTTGAAAGGCATACAGGCTTTGCGGGATGCAATCAGCGCAGACGGTGAGGAGTACCGGACAAAAAAGGTAAACTCTGTGCATGAGGACATCCTGCAGCTTAAGGGCAAGAGTAATGTCCTTGAACGTACGATTGAGGAGACGAAATCTACGATTACCGATGTTGAAAAGGGCTTGCAGTCGCAAATCACACAGAATGCGCAATCCATCACCGCCGAGGTTACGCGAGCGACGCAGGCAGAGGGGACGTTATCCAGTAAGATCACGCAAACGGCGGAGAGCATCACATCCGAAGTCACACGAGCCAAGGGCGCAGAGGAAGCAATGTCGAGCCGGATAACCCAGACTGCGGAGAGTATCTCGACAAAGGTCAGCAAAGGTAGCGTGTCTTCCGAAATCAGTCAGGAATCAGACAAGGTTACATTAACGGCAAATCGGTTGATCGTGAACAGCACTGGATTTAATCTGGATGGAAACGGCAATGCAAGTTTTTCCGGCACGATCACCAGCAGCGCACTCAATGCCTGCAACATTACAGGCACAAATATCTATGGATCTGTGTTTCACGCGGTCGGTGACAGCGTAGCTGACGAGACACGGTTGTTTGTGACCACGAACGCCGATTCAAACTACGCAACGTTCATATCTGCCGGCGGTTGCCGATCAGAGGGACCATCTTACTATGGATATATCGGTCATAACGAGGTCGGCGTTAAAGCACGGAATGACAGCTATAAGGCTATACTCAATAGCTTGGGGCTTGATACGAGCGGCGGTATTATCGCTGGCGGATCAATGCAAGTATATGGAACCAAGAATCGAATTGTAGAAACCGAGAATTATTCCGAACGGCTCCAATACTGTTATGAAACGCCTACGCCGATGTTCGGGGATGTGGGCGAGGGAAAAACGGATGAAACCGGAAAGTGCATGATCTATCTTGATGATGTCTTTGCGGAAACCATAGATACAGATGTGCAGTACCAGGTATTTTTGCAGGCTTACGGTGAGGGCAATGTGTATGTCAATGAGCGGTCACCGTCTTATTTTGTGGTCTGCGGCACACCGGGACTTGCATTTGGTTGGGAGATCAAGGCAGTACAGAAAGGATATGATACGGTTCGGCTTGAAAGTTTTGAAAAACCAGTCCACGAAGAAACGGCAACCGATGTGACATATCAGCTATTAGATGATCTCGAAGCCGACAACGAAGATAGCGCAGAGACAGCGTATCAATATCTTGAAACCCTATTATATGACACTGAAAAAGAAAGCGAGGAAGTGGCAGCATGAAAAATATTAAAGGTATCGCATTTGCGAATGACGGAAACATGCGACGGCTTGCAATTACCTACGATGAGGTGAATAGTGACGGAAAGGTTACTGGACAGAACATCAAGGTAAACCGTGTTGTGACAGACGAAGAGTGCTTTAAGGCACTGACTACTGTAGAAACTTATGCACAGTCGATTTTAAGCAAAGAAGAATAGAGGTGGTCACATGAATAAGGCTTGTAATCGGACTATCTGGGAGAATTACCCAAGCATCAAGACACCGGTTAATGAACAGAATCTTAACAAAATAGAGGCGGCAGTGGATGAAATCGATGATCGTGTCATTGCTATGGATACGTCCAAGGTTGATCTGGCGAAAGCCAATGAACTTGTGAAAGAAATCTTATGGGATGAATCGGACGGAACGCTGACCGTGGTTAAGATGAACGGTTCAAAGGCGATCATTGATACCAAGCTGGAAAAGCTGGCTGTAAATTTTGATTATGATCCGCAGACACAGCAGTTAATCATCACGCTTGATGATGGCACGAAACAGTATGTTGATCTGTCTGCGCTGATTATGCAGTGTGAGTTTCTGGAATCTGACACCGTAGCATTTGAATTGACAGCAGAGGGTAAGGTCAAGGCTATTGTGAAAGAGGGCAGTATCAAAGAAAAACACTTGCAGCCTAACTATTTGGCTGACATAAAGGTTGAGGTTGCCAAGGCGCAGCAATCCGAGACGGCCGCGGACACGAGTGCAAAAGCGGCGCAAAGCTATGCTGTGGGCGGTACCGGGACAAGAACCGGCGAGGATGAGGATAATGCCGAGTATTACTGCGCAAAGGCGGCGGAGTACAATGCGAACATAGAAAAGCGGTTAAGACTTGCCACATTCGGTTTGAATGACGATGGCGAGTTGATCTACACAGATAATACAGGCAATAATTTCTCTGTTAATGACGACGGAGATCTGATATGGGAGGTGGCTTAAATGGCAAACGCGGGAAGAGTGGCAATCGTACCAAAAGGCGATTGGAGCGCAGCAGTGGAGTATAAGCGGTTGGATGCGGTTGCGTACAACAATACATTGTACATAGCAAAAAAAGCCGTGCCGGCCGGTACGGGAACCACAAACACGGAATACTGGATGAAATGTGTAGTTGGCGGCGGAGGGGCAGTCGCAACGACAGAGGAAGCAGGAATCGTAAAACCGGACGGTGATACGATCACAGTGGATGAGGATGGAACGATCCACGGTGCGGCTGTAAATGTGGCAACAACAAAGGAAGCAGGAATCGTAAAAGCTGGTGATGACATTAATGTGGATGCGGCAGGGGAAATGGGCCTTAAGACTGATTTCACAGCGCAGGAGGAGCTTGCAGAATTAACCGGAACAGAGGATAGAAAGACGTTTTTTGGAAAGATTGCCAAAGCAGTGAGTACACTGATTGCGCATATCAATAATAAGTCAAATCCGCATGGTGTAACCAAAGCGCAGGTCGGGCTTGGGAATTGCAACAATACGGCAGATAGCGCTAAGTCTGTGAAATATGCTACAACAGCCGGTACGTTAGATGGATTTACGGACATAAAAAATTCCACACCCAAGCAGGCAGGGGAAAGCACGAATGGAAGAGCGTTCTATTTGGGATTTAACGGAGGAGCTGGGGTGGTCTATTGCGTACCCAATGGTGATATGACAGTTGGAAATGCCACAAATGCGGACACTGTTGACGGGAAGCATTTTACAGATATCCAGACAGATGCGCAGACGCGAGCTAATGCGCGGTTAGCGAGAAGCGGCGGAACGATGACCGGGAATATCGACATGAACAATAATTTAATCACAAATATAAGGATATTGCGGGCAATGTCACCAAATCCATTATATCTACAAAGTGAAAACTCTGTGCAGATAACGAATTCTGCCGCTAACGCAAATATGGATATAAGATGTGCGACACTGCATTATACTGGTTTGGCGGCGGATTCTTACCGTGGAGCAAAGGAAAATATCAGCCTGGCAACAGAGGAAAGGATACGAAAGATTCTGGAAATTCCGGTCGAGGTGTTTGATTACCGGCCGGGCTTTGGAAACGATCAGAAAAGCGTGGTTGGTGTGATTGTAGACGAGGTAGAAAAGATAATACCGGAAGCGGTGGTCATACCGGAGGATTGGAATAAAGAAGAGTTTAACGAGTTGCTGGGTGATATGGGAAATAAGGGAGTGCCGGGTGTTGACCAGACAAAATTTATACCATATTTGATCGCACTTGCACAACTGCAACAGAAAGAACTAGATGAACTTAGACAGAAGGTAACTGAATTAAAAAACGAATAAGGAAGGGTTGATTATTATGCTGAACATGTATGTGAATAAAACAGAATTGATGCCAGTAGGACTTGGAGCGCAGAAAGGTAACTTAAACGGCGAAGATGTGCTTGTGGTTGCTTTTTGTACGGACAGGCAGATTGATGATGCACTTGCCATCTTTAAGGTACTGCCGGACGACACGGTAATTAAAATTGTCAACGAAAAAAAGGAACAGGCGTATACCGGATATGTGTCTCTTGGGGACGAGATAAATATTAAACCCAATGTGGACGGCACATACAACTATACGGTGTATCTGCACAAAAAATCAGCGTTGGACATTGCTAAGCAGGCGGCAGCGGATGTGGAATATCTGGCAGCAGTATCTGGCGTAGAGTTATAAAAAGAAAGGTTAAAAAGGTGAAGAACATGGACGTAAAAGGATTGGCACTTAAGAACTACCCGAAATACTGGAGTAAAGAGAGACTTGCATATCTTGTCAGTATTGGGCGGCTGACAAAAGAAGATTACGCGGAGATTACTTGTGAAGAGTACAAGAAGTAAGGAGTTGAGATTATGCCATTAAGTGAAGAGTACATCAAAAAACAGTTTGAAACGACAGAGGATCGGCTTAACGATCATGCGGAGCGTCTCCGGACGATGGAAAAGGGCGTAGCGGTGACGGATGCAAGGGTAGACACCCTTTGCGCATCGCTGGAAAAGCAGACAAAATCCATCAATGCGCTGATCGGCACATTTGCCACGGCACTGGTGGGATTTTTTATCTACGCAGTGGAAGTTGGCGTATTTAAGTAAGTAGGAACTGAATATTTTATAGAAAGGTTAAAAGGGTGAAGAGTATGTTTAAGAATTGTGTTTTAAAACCGAGTGTAAGCACAAAGGAGTGGTGCAAGAAAGCAGGAGTGAGGGCTGTTAAGACCGTAGCGCAGACCTTTATTGCTACGATCGGCACAGCATCGGTCATGGGTGCGGTGGACTGGAAGATGGTTGCATCTGCGTCTGTATTGGCTGGCATCCTGTCTATTGCAACGTCGGTAGCGGG